TATCTTTTTAATTTCAGATTCTACATCAACAAATAATAATAAGATCGAAAGATCTGAAGTAGCAAAATCGTTTAATTATTTAACAGCGCAAAATGCTAGTGGTATATCATTATTTGAAAGCGCGGGTCTTGTTGGTTTAACTGTAAGTGGCAGTAATGGATTCGTTGGAATAAACGATAAAACTCCATACGTCTCTTTAGATATTGCAGATAATACAAGTGCGACAAATGGATCTGGTCAAATTAGATTAAGTACATCAAATGCTGCTAGAAAGATCGGCATATCAATATCTGATCCTAATACATATTATCAATTTTCAAAAAAAGCTAACGATACAAAATTATATCTTGAGTCTTCTACAGATGGTGGAGCGACTTTTACTAATTTGATGGCTATTGATCAAAATGGTAATTTTGCCATTCATGACGCTACTTCATCACTAACTAGAAAATTTTTAGTTAGTGGTCAATATTCTGAATTCCAATATAATGGAAATTCAATAATATTAGATCCATATAATGGAGAAATAAAAACAAACGCAACAGATGAACCTTTATTATTAAATTATAATAATTTAGCAGATGTTAAAATCGGTTATAATGCTATTTATGTAGATAATGATTTAATATCGCCAAAAGTTGGCATTAATACGACAACTCCATATGCTGCATTAAATGTAAGTGGTTCAGGAATAATTACTAGATTGGATAGTAATACAAATAATTCTGTATTAGCAATGGGTAATACAGTTGATTCTGGATATTTTGGAATTATAAATAATAAAACATTTTTTGGTCCATCATTTGGTGGTTTGTCTATATCTAACGTTGTTTATGATCATAGCAGTGAAGGTCTTTTTGGTTTAGGAACGACTGGACCACAATATAAATTAGATGTAAATACCACATCTGATCAAACAGTCGCTCACTTCTCTAACACTGGAACCGCAAAAACATGTGAGATAATAATAGCTGCTAATAAAACTTTGGGTGGTGGAGATACTGGTCCAAGAAACTCGTTTGCAACTTTTTCTAGATATGACAGCGCAGTAGATATAGATAAATGGTCTATTGGAAATATTTATAATGATACTACTTTTGGCGGATCTGACGATTTTGTTTTTATTAAAGACGGATATTTTGGATCAAGTCCAAATGTAGTAGCTAAATTATCAACAGCTGGAAATTTTGATATCGATGGAAGTTATACAACAGCAGGTAGTTATTGTAAAGGTCAATATGTGCAAGTTTATACTACTAGTTTAGCAGGAACAAATCATATATATATTGATCCTTTTGGTACTAACGCTTCATCTACTTCTAATAATTCTAATGCTGTTGGCAATGCTCCTTTTGGAGTTGCTATGTATAACGGTAGTCTACAAAGAATTAGATTTACTGTCACATCAATTACGCCAATTAGCAACGTAATTTTTCAATTTTACGCAATAACTCCAGCAGCGACAGGAAGTTCCACCACAAATAATATTGGTGATACTACTGATACAGCGAACGTCAAATATACAACTACTATTTCAACATTAATCGCAGGAACAACAACTTTAGTTATTCCTACATCTCATAGTTTTAGCGCTGGTCAATTGCTTCAATTTAGATTATTTACATCTGGTCCTTTTGCTTTAAATACAGTAGTCCAAATAACTAGTTCTTTTAAATATACTGTTGTTTAATGACTAAATTTATAAAATATGAAAATTTAGATTTTAGAATAGATAATAATATTTTTTATTCTACTTCTGTAAAGATATCTTTGCAATCTAATATTCAACCTGTTTTGTTGGCTGATGGTAGTTTGTTAAGATATGCGCCTCAAGAAACAGTTATAGGCGGTTTATCTACAGAATTTTATTTAACTGGATCTTTGCCAAGTTATTTAAATATAATAGGTTCGTCTGAATCTAGTGTTAACTGTAGTTTTGGTGGAGTAGCGATTGATCAATGCTATATAAAAAGTTTAAGTTTTACAGCCAGTCAATTTTCTCCGATATTATTAAATATTGATTTTGACTGGTATGGTAAAATAAATAGCGCAAATAGTACATATAGTTTAATAAATAAATCTATAGGTGGACCTAGTGGTCCTACCGGACCTTCAAATCAAAGCTTATCACACGTTTCTCACTCTAACAATTCTTATATTACAGATATATCAAATGTTTTTGGATTTTCAGAAGTTTTCTCTTATTCTTATAATGAAAGTTGCGATAGAGTTCCGTTTTTCAAAAATGGAGAGACAACTCCATTTAGAGTGGCAAAAATAAATAGAGCAAAATCAGTAACAGTTGATGGAAATTATTTTAAAAAATCAAATGTTTCTGATATAGAAGGAACCGATACTGTTTGTGATTTATATTTGAAAGATTATGAGAATAATTTATTAAATACATTTAATATATCTGGAAAAATAGACTCAAGATCTTTAAATATAGATGTAAACGGTTTATTACAAAGCACTCTTTCTATAAATCAAAGAGTTGCGCTATTAAGAAGCACATTATGAGTAAATTTTTAGATACACAATTTTCAATCACTGGAATAAAGAATTTTATTGCTGGAGATTCTTATGTTAAATATAATCTTGTTGATTTTGAATATTTTACTGGAGATGCAAAAGATCCAATAAATTTATCAGGTTTATATGCGTGGTTTAATTTAGATGATCTTAATAATTTAGAGTTTGATGCTTCTGGCAAAATATATAAATGGTATAATGTTGCAGTCGGACATGAAGTAGCTCAAGACTTAAATAATAATGATTCTTCTGCAAATACAAGACCATATTTAGATCAAAATAAAAATTCTGTAACTTGCGAGGCTAATTTTGAAAAATATATTGTTAATAATTTATATACAATAGGTGATGGTTTTGTTGGTTTTTTAACAGGAGATCGTTGCTGGTTTGTGGTTTATGAGTTTGAAGATCTAAGACAGGGTAATTATGGTTCAACAATAAAACCAAATACTTCTTCTATAATTGATACTGATCTATATGCAACAACTTATGCAACAAGTGGTTATCTAGCGGTTTCTGGAAATAATGAAATATATAGTTGGAATACAAGCGTTCCATCATCATCTCAACAGTTTATAATAAATCCTACTGGACTGGCTGATAATTCACCAATAACAGTTAATTCAGCATTTTCAGCTTCTAAAGTTTTAAAAAATAAAAATATAGTATCTATAATTAAAAATAATACAACAAATAATTTGCGATTAAGAAACAATGGTTATGAATTATTAAATACTACTAGTAATCATTTTAATTCTGGATGCAGTGGATTAATGATTGGAGCTTCCGCAAATTCAAATCCATCGCAAAATAACCTTTATAATTATAACGCTTCAAATATTTCTTATTATGAAATTTTAGGTTTCGCTAAAGTTCCATCTGATAATGATATTTTAGCTATAGAAAAATATTTATTTGAAAAACATTTTACAAATGATGATGGTTTATATATAGCTAAATCAAATTTTACAGCATCAGATTATCGTTATGCTCCTATAAATATAACAGGTTCTCAGTTTTTGACTAAAGAAATAGATTCAGTTTTTAATAAAACATATGGTTGCTCTGCGAATTTTTCAACAAAAGCTGCAAGAGTAGATTATGGTGATAGTTATTTCACAAATGTAATACCAAACATTAATAATTTAAATACAGAGTTTAATTTAAATTATGATGGCCTTACAGATATACAAGCAAAATGTTTGATTGGATTTTTTCAAAATACTTTTGAGTATACTCCAAAAACTATTGTCGATTCTTATGAGAATGTATCAATAGATTTGTTTTATCCTTATAAAAATAATTCAAAAATTTATTTCTCTGATTTGCAATATAATTCAGTTGAAGCTAATTTAAATAGACTTTCTATAAAATGTGTATCAGCTTATGATTCAAGTTTAGATTATAGAGGATATCAAGTTACAGGAAAAGACGTAACATCTTTCTTTGATGAAAATTCAGCTTATTTTAAAAATGATGTAGTTTATTACAATACGAATACTGAAAGCGAAAAAGGTTATTATTGGTATACTGGATTGGATAATATCGTTCCAACTCATGATCAAAGACCTACTGGTAATAATTCTTTATTCACTAGATCATTTTATTTTCAACCTGATCTTGATTTTGAAATATCAGTGTCTCCAAAATTTATAAAAACAGAATTCGATTCCTCTGCGCCAGCTTTTGAAAATTATGGCATAAATAAAACAAGTTTAGAATTTAATTATAACTTAAATAATAGATCGGATAAAGAAGCGGAAGCGGTGCTTAAATTTTTAGATGTCAACGGTGGATTTAAAATTTTTGAAATGACTTTGCCTACTCCTTATAATAAATTAATAAATGTATACTCTCCAGAATGGAATCATACATATAAATTTAAAAATAATCACGATATATCAATAAAATTTATAGAATTTAAAGGTTTAACTGAATCTGATATATTTTTTAATACATTAATACAACTATGATATATGTAAATACAACTGGTAAATATATTGGAGAATGCTTGACTGGCTTTGGTTCTAGCTATCCAGTGATCATATATAATAGTGGTAATTCAGATGTAGAATACAAAATAACAGTTGAAAACAACACTGATATTTTTAATGTTTCTAACAATGAGTTTATTGTAAATAATGGATTAACAGGAAGATTTGATATTTTTTATAAACCAGAAATAACTGCATCAGCGGCTGATGAAGCGACTGAAATAACTATTTTTAGTCAATCTGTTGAAGATGGATCTGTAGATCCAAGCGGATTAATAACTCTTGAAATAACTGGATCAAGAATAATTAGTAATACTGCTGGCGCAGTTCGTAGATTCGTTGCGTTAAAAAATTATGATATAATAAATGGTATAAATTATGATTTCATGTGGTATCCGCCAACTGGAACAGGAACTTTAAAAAATTATTATTTTACAGGATATAAATTAGATATTGCAACAGGTGTTAATTTCACAACAGATACAGTTTTCACAACTGGAATAGTTAAAGGTCAAAACACAACAAATAATCCCAGATTTGCGACTTTCTATGGATATCCTGAATTAGAAAACATAATAAATGTTTCTCAAAAAGATTTTCCAAGTTTAGCTTTAGAAACTGGTTATTATGCAAGAATTTATACATATAGTACTAATAATACAGGAATTAGTATATACGCTACAGGCATAGAGTCCATAAGCGAACAATTATCAAATGATGTAATAAATGGTAATTCAGGTACTAAATTGAATATAAGATTTGATAAAAAACCTCTTAATGTATATGTACCTAATGGAAATTATACTAATTATAGTTTAAATACTAAAATTATTGAAGCTAATAATAATTCGAATAACTTACTTTTTTATTCTGGTTTAAATATATATTTACCTAATCAATCAACTTTTGAATCTACTAATGAAAGTAATTATGCTTTAAATTTGAATAATCAAGTATTTGAAAATTTTACTGGTAATTTAAATGGAACATTCATTAATATATATGTTCCTTATGATTGTAGGATAGTTGGAAATTTTGGAAAAGGTGGTGATATCATAACTTCTGATGTATTTGATACAGAGAATACAATGATTGATTATTTAACTAAAGTTATTACTAATACAAATACCGAATATGCGAAAGAAAATGCAACTCTAACAGATTCGAAATCTGGAGGCAACGTATTTGGATTTGATGCTAAAACAAATAATAATATTACAGATTTTATTTATAATATATATAGTGAAAAAAATTCTTTTATAGCTGCTGGTGCAGGTGGAAATAAGGCTGGTGTAGCGATAATTGGAGGTCCATTTTATGGAGTTAGTTCAGATAATTTAATCAAAGGATCGGCATATCCTTTAAATGGAGCTTATAATAAATTAGGAGCGAATACTAAATATAACTTATTTTTTGGAAACGCTCAACAAGTCAGAGCCAGTAAAGCTATTGCAAGTCAATCAGTTCTGTCAGCTTGCTTTTTTTCAAGTACTAATGGTTATGGAGAAAATGGATCTGATACTTTTATTTTTAATCCATTAAATATTGCGGCTTATCAAACTAATGCGGTTAGATTATCTATAAATCAATCTTATCCTGTAAGTAATGTTTATCAATACTCTAGTATTGATCAATTTAATTATACAGCTTTTCAGCAAACATGGTCTACAGCTTTTGTTAGAATTGATGGAGCGGTATCTTCAGCGGGTAATTTAATAAAAAAATATTCTAATTCTTCTTTGCGATATTCATTTTATAATACTGATATTCCGTCTGATTATGTATTTAGATTATCGAATGCAGATATAACAAATACTCCATCATGGGCGGCTAAAAATATTAATTCTAGTACAATTTTTACTTTAAATACAGCTGCTGGTTCTGGAAGTATAACTCAAACAAATAATTTTAATTCTACTGGTTATAAAGCACTGACTTTTTCGAATAAATCTTTAGCTGGCACAATTTCTTCTAGCTCTCAAACATGTAAAAATTTTGATTTATTTATCGTAGGATGCTTTGGTGGAACAATGACTAATCCAAAAAAATTTAGTTTGGTTAATTGGTACGCTAACGCACAAAATATAAGCAATAACCATGTAAACTACAGATCTTTTTTACCTACTTTTATAAATACTTATCCTAAAGAATCAAATATTTTTAATTTTTTTACATCTTTATTGTACGATTATCAAATCAATAATAGCAATAATTTTTTTAGTTTTAACACTGGAGCTTCAAATTCTTATTATCAATTATCTAAATGTCTAAATACAAGTTCTTTTACTATTTATCCTTTTATATTAAATATAAAAAGAAATGGAACTACATATTCGATATATATTAATGGAGAATTGCATACATTTTATGATTTAAATTTTAGTACTCCAAGACAAGAACAAAATATAACAAAGTTTTTATCATCAATAGCGAATACAACTTTTAGATTAGAGAATAATGACACATCAATGACTACTAGTTTTTTTGATATATTATTTTATAATAGAGTTTTGTTTAACGACGAAAATCGAAAAGTAAATAATAGTTTATTGCAAAGTTATATAAAATTATTTACTGGAGAAACGGCAAATCAATATTTAAATATCTCAAATCAAATAAGAATGCCAAACGTTTTTAACTTAGCGGGTACTATTTCTTCAATATAATGAATACTTTATTTAAACTTAATAATTATGTAATAATAGATTTGTTTGAAATAGAGTTAGATGCAAATGAAGGTTATTTAAGATTTCATGGATCTAAAAATTTTGACAAGAATATATATTTTCAAGGAAAAGAATATACTTTTATTCCATGTGAATTCTCTTCATACGAAACAAATTCTGATGGCCGACAAAGTAGGCCAAAATTACAAATAGGTAATATTAATAATTATTTTTCAAAAATAATGCAGGATAGAAACGACCTTATAGGTAAAAACTGCAATAGAAAAAAAATATTAGCAAGAGATCTTGACTCTAGAAATTTTAAAGACGGAATTAATCCTTATGGTATATCTAATTTTAATACTTATATTACTTTTGATAAATTTGTAATAAATGCAAAAGTAGCTGAAAATCTTAATATTGTAGAACTTGAGCTTGTTACTAAAGTTGATATTCAAACATTATCTATACCAGCAAGAAAAATAACAAATGATACTTGTTCGTGGAATTATAGATGTTATGGATGTAATTATGGTAATAACAAAAATTATTCTGGTCCTATAATGCCTTTTACAATTGGTGGAGGATTCAATACATATTTGGGAGTTCCGATAGCTGATGACAATGATAAAGTATTCGTAAAAAAGAAAAATGATACAAATTCAGGTGATTTATACGATTTGCCTTATAATGGTAGTTATAATTTGGAGTCTTTAACTTATAAAGCAGAATGGTTATCTACAACATCATATGTTGCTGGAGATTTTATATATTTAGACGCTATTTCAGATACTAATTTAGAAGATAATGAAGCAGTTTTGACATCTCTTAATAAGCCAAAAAACTATTTTGTTTGTATACAAGCTAATATAAATAAAAATCCGTTGAATAATACAGATGTTTGGAAACAAGATAAATGCTCGCGTACTTTAAGAGGTTGCAGATTAAGATTTGCAAACAATACATCTTTAACAAATGGTAAACCATATTTACCATTTGGAGCTTTTCCCGCTACATTTCCATATAATAATGAATCTAAAACCTGAAATATATGATGAATTGCGAAAATACTCTAACTCTTATTCACAAGAAGAAGTTTGCGGATTCATAGTAGAAGATAAAGAATTTATTAAATTTATACCTGTTGATAATAAACATCCAGAAAAAAAAAGTTATGCTTTAGTTTCTCCAAGAGATTATTTATCAATAAAAAATAATTATAAAATATTATACTATTTTCATAGTCATCCAGTTGGATCAGACTTTTCAGAAACAGATTTGTTTTACCAAAAATACCATAATTTAGATATGATAGTATATGATGTCATCAATAATATATTTAAAGAAAAGAAGTGTAAAATAATATAATATATGGTTAATGTAAAATTACATGGTATTTTTGAAGAATATGTTAAGACAGAATGGCAGTTAAATGTCAAAACAGTTTCTGAAATTTTTGAAGCTATTGAGGCTAATAGTGGAAAGCTATTGGAAGCTTTAGGTAATTTTCAAGAATATTTGACTCATTTTATTATATATGTTGATGATAAACCCGTTCCAGTAGAATATATAACTTCTCCTATATTAAAAAAAGATTCTAAAGTTGAGATTGTTCCGCTTGTTTTAGCGGCTGATTTTGGTATTTCTTTTTTAATAGGTTTATTGCTAATTGCTATAGGAACAGGAATTCAAATGTTGGTAACGTCATTAATGACTCCAAAAGCGCCAAAAGATATTAAAAATAATTCAAGATTATTTTCAGGTTATGAAAATGTAAGTAAAAGAAATGTTGCTATTCCAGTTGGATATGGAAGACTAAAAATAGGTAGTATTGTTGTAGCAAATGATGTAAATTTAACAAATAAAATCAATAATAATTAATATGGGAGCTACAGATTATAGACCAGTTAGATTGCTTGAAGACATGGAAAGGGAAAATTTAGGAGATTCTTCTGCAATTGGATCTAATACAATTGTCCAACAAGGCAATTTAAGCTCTAGTCCAAATTTATTATCAAATAACACATCTATTTCAACAAGTTCTGTACCGACAAATACAGTAAAAATATATATTGAGCAAGATTTAGTTAACACTTTATCTTTAGCTTCTGAATTTCCACCTGGAAATTCAACTTTAGATACAGAATCGTTTTACAAAAGTAACGACCTGCTATGCGAAGGTCCAATTGAAGGTCTAGTTGATCAAGATGGAAATACTCTTAATTATATAGACTTAAACTCTTCTTTAAAAGATAGAACATCTTCATTAGCTTATGGCGTTTATTATAATGATATATCAGTAAAAGATAAGAAGACGAATTTATTAAATTTAACAGCGGCTAATTTTAATTTATCTTTGGGTAATGAGGTAAATAATTTTAATGATATATCAAGCTCTGTATATACATACGACTCTAAAGTATATGATTTAGATCAAGATCCTGGCATAGCTAGTTTCAATAGTATAAATCAAAAATATATTGGTCGGGAATTTACAAATTCTACTAGTGATAGTGAGGGTTTATATCAAAATTTAATATTTTTAAAAAATAAAGCTCGTAATTTTTCTCACTATGTTAAGAATAAATATATTACAAGCGCCACTGTAAATGTAAAAATTGATTCTTGTTTTTATATTGGTGGTAAAGGAGATACCTATGGTAATAATATAAGATTTGTAGTTTGTGTAACAAATTTAACAGAACGAGCAACAACTTATTTTTATTTTCAAGCATTCTTTGTAGCAAAAGGTAATCCAGTAGTAATACCAATTCAAATACAATTTAATAGAGCGGCCAATTTATCATCAAATTCGCCAGAATATTTGATAAACGTATACAGTGTAGAAAAAAGAATTACAGCTTTTGGTGAAAAAAATAGAACTGCAACAAATAATTCAAGAAGTTTTTCAATAGATTCTATTGTTGAAAAAGTAGATTACGCGTTTTCTTATCCATATTCAGCGGTATGTCAAAACATTGTTAGCGCAAAGCACTTTTCTAATATACCGATTAGAAGTTTTGATTGTAAACTTTTAAAAGTTAAAGTTCCAAATAATTATGATCCTGATGCGCGAGAATATAGTGGTGATTGGAATGGGGATTTTAGTAAATTATTAAGATGGACTGATAATCCAGCGTGGATTTTTTATGATTTGTGTGTTAATGGACGTTATGGATTGGCTAAATCGTCAATGTCAGAAAGCGATTTAAATAAATGGGAGTTATATAAAATCTCAAAATATTGTGATGAATTAGTTATAACAAATGCGGCAACAAAATATAAAGAAGATGTTTTTCAATTTGATAATGATATTTCATTGAATCAAACTGATTATAATACAATAACATTCAATTCATTAGAAAATTTAAACACGTTGCAAGCAAGATACCCTGAGAAAAGTATTTTGTTTTTATATGATATAAAAAATGAATTAAACGAACCTGTTAATATAAATTTTAAAAAAATTATTCTTTCTGTCACTAAAGTTGTAGATAGTGTAAAAATAAAATTATGCGATGACTTTGGTGTTAGAAAATTTATAGAATCAGATGTTTCTGGGCGTTTTTACAATTCTTTAAGACAATATATTTCAGGAAACCCTTCTGTTTTAAATACGGAAGATAACGCTAAGAGTTATGCAATATCTTATTTAGCTAATATATCCAATCCCGTTAATAATCAATATAATTCTAGTTCTGAATCTGTTTCTGTTTCCTATAAAAATAAAAAAATATTTGATACATCTTTAAAGGTGGCATCTGGAAAATGCGTTGCAAAGCATCCAGAATACGATGATTTTCTTGAACCAAGATTCTCAGCAAATATATATATTAATGATGCAACAGAAGGATTAAAAATTTTAACAGATTTATCGTCTGTATTCAGAGGGATATTTTATTTTAAAAATGGTCTTTTAAATTTAAATTCAGATGTAAAAAAGCCAACTAGCTATGTGTTTACAAATTCAAATGTTAAAGACGGCTTCTTTAATTATACTTCTTCTAATTTAGAGTCATCCTTTTCAGTAGCTAAAGTATCATATTTAGATAAAAAAGATAATTTTAAAGATAAAGTTGTTTATATTGAAGATCCTAATTTAATAAAAAAATATGGTTTGATAGAAAAAGAAATTCTTGGATTTGGTATAACTTCTAAATATCAAGCAGAAAGAATTGGTAAATGGTTTTTAACTACTGGTAGATTAGAGTCTCAAACCGTTACGTTTTCAACTGGTATTGAGGCTACTTTATTAAAAATTGGAGATATCATAAGAGTTGCTGATAATTTAAAAAATTCAAAATTAGAATTTGGTAAGATAACTTCTTTAGATTTTAAAAATAATTATGCATACATAGATAGAGAAATGAAAAACGATATTTTGGGTAAAAGAATTAAAATGTTATCAATAGTTGGAGATGAAAATTTAGAAAGCACACTTTCGATTTTTGAAGCGAATAATTCTGATCTTAGATTAACTTTATTGCCTTATGATTATTTCAGTTGGAATTTAAAAAATAAAACCATAACTTCTGAAAATGGAACGCTGTTGTCTTCTGATTTAGTTTCAGCGGCAGCTTGGAATAAAAAAGCTTTTACAAAACAAAGTTATATAGAAGGTTGTCAGATTTCTTTTAAAGTCACGTTCACATCTGAAATTTTTGTTTGTGGTTTAAGTTCTGCTAATAATATATCAAATAGTTATGATGATATTCAATATGGTTTTTATGTAAATAGCGGAAATTTGCTTGGAGTTTTTGGTGTTTATACACTAGCAAGTCCTTTTAATTTTAATAAAACTATAACTTCATCTGATTTATTATCAATTTCTTATGATGGAAATTATATCACTTTTTATTTAAATGGAAAACAATTAACAGATCAGATTGATAGACCAAAGGGAAATCCGTTATATGCTGTTGCCGCATTTAACACTCAATTTGCAAAAATTTATGATATAAAGTTTTCTAGATATCCATTACCATCATACGGTTCTTTTTCTAATCTAAGAGCGGATGTCAATTTTGCTGTTTATTTAGAAAACGATGCGGAACAAGAAGATTTATATCGTGTGATAGGTGTGAATGAGTCTTCTACAAACGATTATGGAATAACTGCTTTAAAGTATAGTCCTGAAAAATTTGAAGTTATTGATAAAAATGAATATATAGATGAAAATCAATATAATAAAAAACAAATCGTTTTTGCAACCGATGATTATATTCGCCCAGCGTTTTCAGATACAGTTATAAATAATAATATAAAACAAACACCAGTATCTTTCGTTCAAGCTAATAATACTAATTACGACTATTCTTTCAATATAGAAACAGAAGTTTTAACAGATTCTTTTAATTTATCTAATTATTTAAGTATTGAAATAAATTTTATTAAATTATTTTCTCTTCTAGAGAATTCTCCTTATGTTTATGGTATTTATTGTACAATAATAAAAGATGGTAAAGTTTTAAAGTTTAAACAATTAAAGAAAGAAGCTTCAAAAGTTTCAGTTTTCCTTGGGGACAATGTAAGCATAAAAAATAGTAGCGGTATATCTTTTGATATTGATTTATACGCTTTTGATACGAATATGCGTTTAATTAATGTGTAAAATAGAATATGGCATTTATAAGCAATACAGGAATTGATTATGGTCAAGCTTTTCAGATAAAAAGCATTGATATATCATTGAACGGAGCTTTTTCTTCAAAGAGTAATACTTTTTCGCCAACTACTTTTGGAATTGATCCATCTATTCCATTTGTAAGCGGCTTGTTAGCAGAAAAAGATATAAATTTAGTTTGGACGGTTGAAAGACCAATAACAAAAGAGATATTAACTTCTTTTATAGATGACCGTGGATTTTCAGGATTTTACATCAATTTCTATGATATAAATAGAAATTTAATATTTACAGATACTAACAGCTTTAATAATACAGATTATTCTATATCTGCTTCTGAAATTTTTAACACTTTTGCGGCAAAGACAGGTTCTGAAAATGCGGCAAATTAAAATCAATTTTTTATAGATGTAATAAGCCAAGATTTTCAAGGAAATACTAGCACTGGATCTGCTGTAATAAATTTTGGTTCTGCTGAAGTTCAAATAAGTGAATATGGAATATCAAAT